TAAGAAGTGCCCCAAGCGGATCGCCGGAGAGTGCGAAGAGGTCTACATCGCAAAGAGGATAGGCGGGGTATACCGCTGGGTGTGTTCCAAGTGCTATCCGGGTTTGCCAGTTAACATGCTGGATTAGTTCAGGGGGTTGTCCGAGTGGTCAGGTAACAGGCTTTGAACCTGTTCACGGCGGTTCGAGTCCGTCACCCTCTGCCATAAAATTTAACAAGGAGGCGAATTTGTCAGAAAACACTGACCATTCAGCCCAAACATCAGAGCTGTATTCACAGCTTGAGGGCAAAAGCGAAGAGGAACTTCTCGAACTCCTCGCCCATTTGAGGATGTCCGAGGATTTCCCGTACTTCTCTGAACGCATCCTCAAGGTCCAAACGATGAAGGGCACAATTGTCCCCTTCGTCCTCAACGCCCCGCAACTCCTTCTCCACCGGATTATAGAAGAGCTTATCAGGCCGAACCGGTTGATCCGGCTGGTGATCCTTAAGGCCCGGCGTTTCGGCTTTTCCACCTACTTCTCTGGGCGCTTCTATCAGCGCACCTCCAGAATCCAGAACAGGTACGCGGTTCAGGTAACACACGAACCTGAAGCGACAGACACCTTGTTCAAAATGGTCAAGCGTTTCTATAACTTCTCCCCGAAGGACGAAAGGCCGGAGACGCTCTACAACAATACCCGCCTGCTGGAGTTCAATACCAAGGAGGGCACCGGCCTGAACAGCGCCTTCCGTGTTGCCACGGCGGGCAAGGACGATTTTGGTTCCGGCCAGACGATCCACTACGCGCACCTTTCCGAGACCGCCAAGTGGGACGAAGGCAATATCGAGTCGCTGTTAACTTCGATCCTCCAGACCGTCCCGGACGAACCGGATACAACGGTTGTCTTCGAGTCAACCGCGAAGGGTATTGGCGGCGAATATTACGATAGGTTCTGGGGTGCCCGATTCCGTATCTGGATCAGCAAGCTGGATCAGCATGGGCAGCCTGTAATCGACGTAAAGATCAACGAGAACGCTCCTTCCGACAACATCTATACCTCGATCTTCTTCCCGTGGTTCGTGTTCCCTGATTACCGGATGTCGGTTTCTGAAGGTTTCGAGTTAACTCAGGAGGAACAGGAAGCCAAGGAGAAATATGGTCTCGATGACGAGCAGATGGCGTGGCGGCGCTGGATCATCGCCAACAAGTGCAACGGCAAGGAAGACACGTTCAACCAAGAGTACCCGGCCTGCCCGGAACATGCCTTCCTCGGTTCTGGCCGTCCGGTCTTCGACAATGCCAAGTTGCTCACCCTCAAGGAAACCCTGCCCTCCCCCTTGGCCCGGTATGAGTGCCTTATTTCGTCAAGACAGTGGATCGCAAGCGAGCATGGACGCCTTACCGTCTGGGAAGAGCCGAAGCCGTCAGGCGCGTATATCATTTCCGCTGACGTTGCCGAGGGGCTGAAGGACGGCGACTTTTCCGTTGCTGATGTGATCGACCATCGCACCGGAAAACAGGTGGCGCAGTGGCATGGGCACCTCGATGCTGACGCCTTCGCGCTGGTTCTGATAGCCCTCGGTATGCGCTACAACTACGCATGGATCGCCCCGGAGCGCAACAACCATGGTCTTATGGTGGTGACGGTCCTTGTCAACGAAAACTATCCCCAGATTTACTCCGAGATGGTCCCGGAGCCGCCGGGAAAACCCCGCAAGCGGTTCGGCTGGGTGACATCAAACGCCACCAGACCCCTCATCATCGACAATCTCATCAAGGAAGTCCGCGAGGATTCTCACGGGATCAACAGCCCCATGACCATTGAAGAGATGATGAGCTTCAAGATTCAGGACAACGGGAGGATGGAGGCGGACCCGAACAGGAACGATGACAGGGTGATTTCAATCGCCATAGGCAAGCACCTCAGACAAGTTCTACCCCTGCCGTCAACTTGGCGGTCCAACCAGATAAACAGCCGTCTCAAGGGCAGAAAAAAGGGGCAAACCAAGAGACCGAACCCGAAAGGATGGACATGAAACACAACGGTGTGATGCCAGACAAGAAGAGGCGTTTACTTGACATATTGCGAGAAATGGGCATTATGTGTCCAGACTTCACAGGTAGAATCACTCTCAATATCAACCAAGGCTCAGTGTGTGACATTGAGAGATTTGAGAGATTCAAGTGAATGATTGCGGGTTAACTCAGTTGGTAGAGTGGGAGTTTCATAAGCTCACAGTCGTCGGTTCAAGTCCGGCACCCGCACCCAGATATGCCGCCGTAGACCCGTAAAGAGCGGGAACAGACTGTAAATCTGTTGTCAATGCGGCCCACTTGGGGCAGTACCAAGAGGCGGCACCATAATAAGAACCGGTTAGGTTCATCCTCGAAAGAGGCAAGTGAAGCCCGGATTTCTAGTTTGATACTAGGAGTCCGGGCTTTTTCTATTTCAAGGGCAAACGCATGATGCAAGCCATACCAACATCTGTACCGGGTGTTTCAAATGTCGGGCTGGTCAAGGTCAGGAACAATGACGCACTCGCGGCAGAGGAAGTGTCCCGCGTTCAGATTCCAGAACCTCACCGGGAGCTGGTGTCTTCGCTGTCTGGGCATGTGTCCCGGTGCTGGCAACTGGCTAAGGACGCCAAGCAACCGGTAGAGCGGGAGATGATGAAGAGTCTCCGGCAGAGGTATGGCATCTACGAGGCTGACAAGATGGCCGCGATCCGGGAGATGGGCGGTTCCGAGATATTTGTCATGCTGACCATGACAAAGTGCCGATCCGCTGAAGCGTGGATACACGATACCCTGAGTCCGGCACAGGAACGGCCATGGGCGATTCAGCCAACCCCGGTTTCTGAGCTTCCCCCGGATGTCGAGACTGACATCAGGAACAGGACCGAGCAGACGTTCCGCGAAGTCGTGAACCAAATCTACGCGATGCAGGGCGTGATTGATGTTAACGCGATGCGTTCCGAGATCGAAACCTACATGCGCGGCCTACAAGACGAGGCCCGCCGGGAACTTCAGGAAGAAGCCGAAGCCCGGATGGATAGGATGGCGGAGAAGATTGACGATCAGCTCACCGAGGGTGGCTGGCATAACTCCTTCCAAGAGTTCGTTTCCGATGTCGTGACCCTCAAGGCCGGGATACTGAAAGGCCCGGTTGTCCGCCGGAAGAAGGTTCAGAAGTGGATACAGGGCCAAGGCTTGTGGACGATGGGCACCGCTGACGAGTTGGTGTTGGAGTATGACCGGGTATCCCCGTTTGACATATACCCACAGCCCGGCTCCAGCGGGGTCGATGACGGCTACCTCATCGAGCGCCACATGTTAACTCGCCGCGACTTGGTGGCGATGCTCGGCGTCCCCGGATACTCTGATGACGCTATCCGCCAAGCCCTTTCCGACTACGAGAATGGAAAAATAACCGAGTTTTTACCGATAGATACAGAACGCTACTACATGGAGCATGGTGAAACCACCACGATTTACCAGACCGGTAAAATCGAAGCTCTTGAGTTTTGGGGGAGTGTCCAAGGACGGCTTCTGATCGAGTGGGGAATGGATGACGCGAGCCTCGACCCAGACCTCGAATACGAAGTTAACGTGTGGCAAGTGGGCGTCCATGTTATCAGGGCGATCCTCAACCCCGACAAGCTGGGCCGGAAGCCGTACAGCGTAACCTCATTCGAGAAAGTGCCCGGATCGTTCTGGGGGGTGGGTATTCCTGAACTGATGTCGGACTCACAAGACGCTTGTAACGCCATGGCCCGCGCTGTTGTGAACAACGCCGGTATCGCAAGCGGCCCGTTGGTCGAGATGAACATGGACCGCTGCGATGATAACACGGTGCTATGGCCGTGGCGGGTGTTCCAATCGACCAATCAACAGATGTCTGAATCCCCGGCGGTGCGGTTCTATCAGCCCACGATCATCACCGGCCCACTGATGGAGGTGTTTGAATACTTCTCCCGGCAGGCCGATGACCAAACCGGGATACCGAAGTGGTCCCACGGTGACTCGAATATTGGTGGAGCAGGCGATACATCGTCCGGCCTCTCGATGCTCATGACTTATGCCGCCCGAGGGATCAAGAAGGTTATCAGCCACATCGACAGCGCCGTTGAGGGTGTTGTAAGCCGCACCTATGATTACAACATGATCTACGACCCGGACCAGACCATGAAGGGTGACGCGAAGGTTTATGCTCGCGGCTCCAGCGCCCTCGTTGCCAGAGAACAGAAGATGCTGCGGATCAACGAGTATCTGCAAGCCACGAACAACCCGGTTGATTATCAGCTCATGGGTCCGAAGTTCAGGACGAAACTTCTCCGAGCGCAGGCCAAGAACCTTGAAATCCCCGATTACGAAGAGCTTGGTGGCGATGACATGATGAACATTTTGGAATCGGCGCGACAAGCCGCCGCGCAGATCGGATGGCAGGGGCAGACCCCGCCGGAGAAGCAGCAGCAGAAAGACCCGGCAGGGAACCCGGCGGGCGGCACCGATCATAATGCCTTCCAGAATCAGCCCGGAGTGAGGACATGACGGACTACGCGAAGGAGAGGATGGCGGACCTTGCCGCGCTCCATGAGGTTGATGGAAGCGATTTCCGGGCATATCTGGGCAGACAGTTGGTAAAGGCTGACGCCTTGCTCAGAACGTGCCCAACCGACATCGAGATTCACCGGCTCCAAGGCCGGGCACAGTTCATTGAGGAACTTTGCCGGGAAATAGACGGTGCCTATTCCGAGATATGCAGACTGAAGAGCGCAAGCGCGAAACCGAACATGAGCAAGGCTTTTTGACGCCTTGTGAATCAACGATATTGAAGTTAACACGCAACGAAATAGACCGGAATCCCTGACAACAGGCTCCGGCGTTATACGGAACCCCGCGAATAGCGGCTCCGAAATCAGAGGTAGAAAATGACCACAGGAATCATGGACCCAATCAAACGTGCAGAGGCGGAACTGGAAGCCCTCATGGGTGGAAAGAAAGCTGACGCTGCGATCCCCGATAACGGGCAGGGCGCAGGGAACCCCGGCGATGAACCGGCTCCCGGTGGCAACCCTGACGATCCGGGCAAGCAACCCGTCAACAACGAACCGGCTCACCAGCCCAACGCAGAACCCCCGAAAACCGAGGACGCAAACTACTGGCGTCAACGCTTCGAGGTCATGCAGGGCAAGTACAACGCTGAAGTACCTCGCCTTGTCGAGCAAGTTAACACGCTCAACACGCAGATGCAGGAGCTTGTATCCCAGAAAGGCCAGACGGAAGAGGTCACCGGGAAGAGGAATGTATCTGCGGAAGAGGCATTGGCGAACCTTCACGACACCTATGGGTCCGAATTGACGGACGCTATCGACGCCCTTATCCACGCAAGGATGCAGGGTGTTGAGGAAAAGGTCTCCAAGGTGGAGACCGCAACCGCACAGACGGCGGCTGAAAAGTTCTTCGGGTATCTGGACGAACATGCTGAAGGCTGGAAGGCGCTGAACACCGATCCCGGATTTTTGTCTTTCCTTGAAACCGAGGACGATATTTCAGGTATCCCCTACAAGGCGATCATCACAAATGCCTTCAATAACGGGAACGCTGGTCGTGTGGCGAAAATATTCAACCATTACAAACAAATCAATAATCTCGGCACCCCCCCGCCGCAGAAGGGTGGTAACGAGCCTCCGAAGCCTGACGCACTGGCAGCCCCGCCGAAACGCGGTGGTTCCGGTCAACCTCCGGCAAACGCCCAGAGCAAGCAAGACAGGGTTTTCAAGATGGCTGAAATCAACGCCTTCTACAAAGACCTTGAGCTGGGCCGATACCGGGGCAAGGAAGCAGAGGCTCAAGCCCTTGAGCATGAAATTTTGCTGGCAAACCAGCAGGGGCGGATTGTCGGGTAATAAGGAGATACCGACATGGTAGGACGTACCGCCGGGTATCCTGACCTCGGTTCGCAGGGTCAGACTCAGTATACCCCCCAGATTTATGCGAAAAAACTGCTCATCAAGTTCTACAGCGCCACCGTTTTCGGTGAGATCGCCAACCGCGACTATGAGGGCGAAATCAGTAAACAGGGTGATAAGGTTATCATCCGTACCCGCCCGACTGTCGTTATCAGCGACTACACCAAAAACATGGACCTCGATACGATCCGGCAGACCCCGGAACCGGATACTGTCGAACTCCAGATCGACAAAGCCAAGGTCTACTCGGTGCAGATTGATGACATCGACAAGCTCCAGAACGACATCAATGCTCTGGAAGAGTGGTCCGCTGATGGCGGCGAACAGCTCGGCATTTCGATTGACCGCTCGATCCTCGGCGCGTTCTATGCCGACGCTCACGCGGATAACATCGGCACGACTGCCGGTGCGGTCTCCGGCTCGTACAACCTCGGCACCACCGGTTCTTCCGTTGCGCTGACCAAGGCAAATATCCTTGACTACATCGTTTATTGCGATGCGGTCCTGTCCGAGCAGAACGTACCCAAGGCTGGGCGCTGGATGGTTCTGCCGGAGTGGGCGCTGGCTCAGATCAATACCTCTGATCTGCGTTCCGCCTTGTTCACCGGGGATCAGAGCAACCAGAACCTCCGCAATGGCAAGATCGGGATGATCTCGAACTTCACCATTTACGGCTCGAATAACCTGACTGCCGTGACCGATGGCGCCAACACCTGTTGGAATATCCCCTTCGGCCACAAGTGCGCCCTGACCTTTGCCTCGCAGTTGGTCAAAAACCGTACTCTGGAGCTTCAGAAGACGTTTGCAACCGTCCAAGAGGGTCTTCAGGTCTACGGCTGGGAAGTCATCAAGCCGGAAGCTCTGGGCGTCCTGTACGCCAGAAAGGGCTAGCCGACAGGCCAAGCAACCTGAATGTTAACTTCATCCCCCCTGCTTGAAATATAGCAGGGGGCATAATCCTCACAAGGAGAAAGAATAATGGCTACCTTACCATCTGCCACCTCCGCCCTGACTACCGAAGTCGCAAAGGCCGGAGCAAAAGGCAAAAAGGTTTTCGTGATCGAAAGAGAGTTCGATCTTGACGCCCTTCTGGATGCGGTGATTGCCAACGGCGATATTATCAATCTGCTGAAGATTCCCGCGAACCACGCAATCCTTTGCACCGCCCAAGAGGTCTTGACCCCCGGCACCGATGACGCCACCACGTTCACCCTTCAACTTCGTTTCGGAACCACCGCGATTGGTGCGGCTCTGAGCGCCGTTGCCACGGGTATTGCGATAGGTGGCGCGACGACCTACGCCCTCCCGATCACGGTTGGAACTTCCGACACATACCTGAATCTGGTAGCGGTTGTGTCCGGAGGCAATGCCGTTGTCACCAAGAACCCGAAGGTCCGCGTCCAGGTCGTTCTGGTGGACATGGGATAACCTCTGACTGGCCCGGTTAACTCCGGGCCATTCTCTTAAAAGGAGA